GACACTCCTGACAGGCGTCTCGGGCCAGATCGTTTTGCGTTTCACACTCGGAGTTTTGCTCGAAATGGTGTCAGGAGTGTCAGGAGAGGTATCAAGTACTTGTTTTACATGGGTAAAACCTCCTGACAGACAGGGAAAACAGCTGTCAGGAGAGTGTCAGGAGTGTCAGGAGAATTGGAACTGAGTTTACATGCAGCGCGTTTTTTCCAGTATGGCCTTTTTGTTTTCAGGGAAACGATCTGGGAAAAGCCCTATAGGGAAACTCGCTTGAAGAGATGGGCCGCTCTGTTGTATACCGACAACAACCAACATCTTGGAGGCCAGATGCCGTACAACAAGAACAAGCCTGACTTCTGGGACAAGACACCAGAGACCTTTGCAGAGACGGAAGAGTACCCCGACGGGGTGTACCTCCGAGTGGACGGCAAGCCGGATCCCCGCAAGGGAAAGCTGACCAACCGGCAGAACACGTTCGCCGAGCTCTACGTCGAGGGGATCTATACCAGCACCGAATGCGCCCGTAAGGCTGGGTTCGCCCACGACACCGCAGGCCAGTACTCCGGCAAGCTTCTGAATGGCGTCGACTTCCCGCAGGTCGTGGAGCGGATACAGGAGCTGCGGGAGGAGCGGCAGCGCCGGTTTGGTGTGACCCTAGACGGCCAGCTTGCTCGACTGGCGCAGCTGTCGCAGGGTGCAGAGAGCTCGAAGCAATATTCGGCGGCGATCACCGCAGAAAAGCTTCGCTCTGCCATGGGCGGCCTGACCATCGACCGGCGCGAGACGATCAACACTCTGGACCAGCTGTCGCGTGATGAGATCACCGCCAAGCTTGCTGAGCTGCAAAGCAAGTACCCCCAAGCTTTCCAGATTGAAGGCACCAAGATGAAGGATGTGAGCCCGAATGAGTCAAGGACCCGAAGCGAGATTCTGGAACTCAGTGCGAGCAAGCAAGCCCCCAAACGTCCTGCTGACGAGGATTGAAAACCGCAGCGGCGGTGGGGTTCCGGACGTGCATGGAATCGTCGACGGACTGCCCTTTTGGCTTGAGCTGAAGGTGAAGAGCTCTGCACGCGTAAACGTGCGTCCGCACCAAATCGCGTGGCATACATCGTTTTTTGCAAAACGGGGCCTGTCGTTCTTCTTGGTAAGCACCCAGACCCGAGGTTCGAGCGCCCTGATTCGTGGCAATTATGCAACACAATTGGCCCAAACCCCTTATCCGAGGTCCAAGGACCACGATTTGGGGACTTTGGGTCGATGTGGGAGGGCATAAGTGTTGCAGTTTGGTCACACTACCGAGATTTGGTAGCCGACTAGCCCTGCGGCCCTGCGCCTTTGTCGTCATGCATTTTTGCAAAGCCCTGCGGCCTTGCTCCGTGGTTCTCGTGGTACCCGTGTTCGCGCTCTGCCTGCTTGCGGGCGTCGACGGCGTCTTGGAAGATGACGAAGTTGCCGATGTGTATTGGTTTGCTGTCGGCCCCTTTGATCACTGCTATCCATCGCCTTCTGCTTTTGTGCCAGAACACGCCTGTGACCCCGCTTTTGTTTCGGGCCATCATGCGCATGTTGCGACTGTTTTCTGCGGATGTTGCTTCGCGGAGGTTCGACATCCGATTGTCGGCTCGATTACCGTTGATGTGGTCTATCTCTGCGGTGGGCCACTGTCCGTGGTGCATGGCCCACGCTACGCGGTGCGCGCGGAACCCGTTTCCGTGGATGACGCCGTGCAGGTAGCCTTCGAAGTTGACGCATGCCAGAGCTGGTTGCCCTGCGAGTCGCTGGTTAAAGCTTCTGCGGTCGTTTGGACGGGTTCGCCATGTCAGGGCCCCTGTTTCTGGGTTATAGATCAGCAGCCGGTGCAGCTCTTCGATGGTTGGTAGCTCTTTTGTCATGGCGTCTCCTGCTCTGCGGCCCTGCGTCTTGTGCTCTGCGGCCCTGCGTCTTGTGCTCTGCGGCCCTGCGTCTTGTGCTCTGCGGCCCTGCTCCTGTGATATTTATGCAACACTCGTGGTCCAAGGGCCGTGATCCGTGGACCACGGCCCGCTTGCCTAGTGCTCGACAATCGCGATTGATTTTGCGGCGACGGATCCCCGGCATAGCTTGCACGCGGCGCACGTGGTCCGGCGTCCGGCCTCTTTTGATGCTGGACATAGTGTCTCGTTCGCCTTGTCCAGGTCCGATATCCCTGTGATCACGCGGAACGTGCGACGGCCCGCGGCCCAATGGTCCAGCGCTTCGGCGTGCGTGTCCGCGCTTTGCATCGCGATGTCAGGGCGCCACGGCTTTTGGTGCGTGTATGCGGTCCACGTGACGGCCTCTGCTAGCAGCTCTGTCCAGACGTGGTCCGGCACGGCGGCAGGGTCGCCATAGGTGCCACAGCGCACGACCCGGCCCCGGCCGATCGCGGCCCGTGATGCTGGATCCTGCGCCTCCGGATACACGCCGCGCCCGATCGCCTTGTAAACGATCAGCACGCCCTGCCCTAGGTTCACGTAGCAGCGACGGCCGGTCGCGATCTTGCGCGCCGGATCCCTGGTCGGCGTGCCGCGCAGCGGGCACGTGCCGCAGATGCTGACATCCGCGCCGGTCTTGCTTGCTTCAAGCGGGTTGATATCCGCGCGCAGGATATATGTTTGCACGACCGCGCCGGTTTTGCTGTTGCGGTTTGAATAGGTGGCGACAACCACAATGGGCGCGCCGTCGATCCGGCTTGGCCCCTTGTAAATGATTCCGCTTTTCATGATTCTGGTTCCTTGGTTAAAAATGGCACAAGCGCCATGCTGCGATAATACGCCACCAACAAGCGGCGCACAAGATCTTTTTTCCTTGAGCCCTGCGGCCCTGCGGCCCGCCGTCTCTCTTTTATATGCTATGCCCTGCGGCCCTGCGGCCCTGCGGCCCTGCCTCTTTCTATTATATGCTATGCCCTGCGGCCCTGCGGCCCTGCCTCTTTCTATTATATGCTATGCCCTGCGGCCCTGCGGCCCTGCGGCCCTGCGGCCCTGCCTCTTTCTATTATATGCGCTCGGCCTCGCGGCAGGGCCATGAACCGCGAAGCCCGTATATAGCGCAGCGGTTCATGGCCCGTGGGTCATGGTGCGGGCGTGTATTCGCCCTCTAAGATATCATCGATCACGCACCCGGGCCCCCTGGGGCGTGAAATGATATTTCACTGTCACCTGCCACATGCCCGCGTGTATCCCGTAAGCCCAACCTGCATTGCGCGGCGTCGTGCCGACGGTCCCGTCGGTAAAGCTGATCCGAAACCGTGGGTTCCCCTCTTTCGAGTTCTTTAGGCGCGTGATCGACTCTAAGGTCTTGCGCCCCGTGAATTGCACGTAGTCTGCCATTGTTCTTTCCTCTCTTTGCTGTCGCGCATGGTGCACGGGATGCCAGCCCCTTGCGGGGCTGGTCACCGGTACGTCATGCCGTGGCCAGGTAGTCCGCGACCGTGGGCACGGGGCGCGTGTCATACGCCGCCTGCCATTCCGGATCCGCCGCGACCAGCTGGCCGTAGCGCTTCACCTCCGCCGCGTATGTATCGCCGCCCTCGAAAGATCCGTAGGTCATCGGGGATTTTGCCCATAAGAACCACCGAGCGTAGGTGTCCTCGTTCTGGACCAGCTTGTACGTCTTGCATACGTGCCAGACCATATCGCCCGCACGATAGATCGCATAGGGCTTGTCAGCGGGGCGGGATTTTCCGAAAGGGTTCTTTGCCATGGTGTCTTTTCCTTTGTTAAAATGTCTGGTGACATGGCCCCATTGTATCGCACGAACAACGGGGCCACAAGTATTATCGGATCCAAGTAAATGTGCGCACGTCCGACGTGGTCTTGTGCTCGTCGAACGCCGCCTGCCCGTGGATCTTTACATAGGCCGCCTTGGATGGCGCGTTCTCGCGCTGCGTCGTGACCATCTCGGCCATGCCGTGGGCCAGCGCGTCCGCCTTGTGCTGGTCAATCAGCTTGGCGATCGATGCCTGCAGCTCTTTCAGGCTGTCCACGGCTTCCCGTGCGTCCTGGTAGTCTGATACGTCTACGAAAGCTTTGAGCAATGCTGCGTTGTTCATGGTTCTGGTTCCTTTGTTTATGTGGCGGGGCTTGCGCCCGCCTGTTGAATTACTCGGACCGCTGCGAGATGTAATAGGCGACGTCCGA